GGAAGCTCCCAGGTCGGCGTGATGTGGGAAAGCTCCCAGGTCGGCGAGATGCGGGGAAGCTCCCAGGTCGGCGTGATGTGGGAAAGCTCCCAGGTCGGCGAGATGCGGGGAAGCTCCCAGGTCGGCGTGATGTGGGAAAGCTCCCAGGTCGGCGAGATGCGGGGAAGCTCCCAGGTCGGCGTGATGTGGGAAAGCTCCCAGGTCGGCGAGATGCGGGTAAGCTCCACAGCGAAAGACTATAAAAATTATCCTAAAATTAAAATCTGGGTATCCCCAGAAGGAAACTTTGAAATGCTTACATATGTGAATAAAACTGAATAAAAAATCCCCATTGGTACCGGAAATACCAACGGGGAAAGGCACAATAGCTAAGTGAGGTAGCCATTGCAGAAATTATCATACCATAATTTCCTGCGATTGGCAAGAACAAATGTTCGTTAAAAGGAGGAAATTATGGATAAAGAAAATAAAGTATCCTGGGACAACTTGGAGCAGTTTTTTGCAGTAGAGGTGATTGAGCAGTCCAAAAGAAACGCAAAGAGGTGGTTTGTGGCATGGCTTGTCACTCTGGCGGCGCTGATCGGGACAAACGCAGCATGGATTTATGTGGCACAGTCTTATGAGTATATATCCCAGGATGGAAGCGGCCAGAACAACATTAACACTGGCACACAGGGAGACATCACACATGGGACAGAAAATGAGAATTAAAAAGAACGGGAAAAGCCGTGGAATCAAAAGGAAGAGGAGGAAGAAGAAAAATGCATGATATCAGTAAGATGCGCCAGGCCCGGAAGAGACAGAAACTTTTCCGGGCGGCAGTAAGGTGGATGGCCATAGCGGCGCTGTTTGGCCTGTCCTGGTTTGGCCTGTGCGTCCTTCTGGCGCCTTACATGATGCTGAGACTTGCCGTATTCTTTTCCGGCATGATGTTGATTCTGGCCGCGAAATTTTTAGAGGAGGAAGCATGAGCAGACGAAGAAATGGAACCAACCAGGCAATGATCCAGCTTGGCCTTAATCGGTACAAGCTGGGAAAGAAAAAGCGCCCTGGAGCGGCAACTCCGGCGGGCGCAGAAAAAATAACTTACACAGGTAAGTATAGCAGATAGGAGAGGGGATATCAATGGCAAGTAAAGAGATTCTGACGTTTTTGTCAGAGGAGGAGCATGAGTATATCGTTGGCCTTGTACAGTGGGATATCTTCCATGAGAGGACAAGCGAGCCGATTCCAATTATAGACAAATGCCGGATCTGGATAAAATTGGAGGATGCGAAAAAGAAAAATGAATAATATGTTGGACAGATGCGATGTCTGCGGCGCGTATCTGGAGGAGGATGGCCGTTTGTGCCGGAGGTGTCGGGACAAGGCCATCCAGCGGATGCGTAAACAGCGCACGGAATACGAATCAGAATTTGAAAAATCAGTGGATCTGGAGGTAATATATGAACTTATATGAAATTGATGCCGCTCTCATGGCAGCATATGAAAATGCAGTAGATATGGAGACCGGGGAAATTTTGGATAATGAAGCCTATGCTGCCATTGATGGTCTCGAAATGGCCCTGGCTGAAAAGACGGAGAACATCTTGTTGTGGATTAAGAACCTTTCTGCCGAGGCTGAAGCCCTTAAGACAGAAAAAATGTCCTTTGATGCTCGCCAGAAAAGGGCAGAAAGAAAAGCGGAAAGTCTGAAGCGCTATGTGTCTAAAGTCCTTGAAGGCAAAAAATTCAAGACAGATCATGTAGAAGCGTCATGGAGGAAATCGGAGTCTGTTGAGTTTGACGGAAATGTAATGAGCCTCCCAGAAAATTGCATCAGAGTGAAAGAGCCAGAGGTCAACAAGACAGAACTTAAAAAGCTGCTGAAGGCCGGCCAGGAAATTGAAGGGGCCTGGCTTGTAGAAAAACAGAACTTGCAGATCAAATAGGGAGGTCAAACATGGAGAAAAAAAATATCTATGAGACCATTACCGCAGTCATGGAAGAAATTGGGGCTATTGGCAAGAACAGTAAAAACAATCAGCAGAATTTTATGTACCGTGGAATAGACGCAGTAATGAATGCGTTAAGTCCGGCGTTTGTAAAGCACAGACTTTTTGTTATCCCAGAAGTTTTAGAGCAGAAACGAGAAGAAAGGCAGACAAATAAAGGCGGGAATCTTATTTATTCCATCTGTCGAGTGAAATACACGTTTTACGCCGAAGATGGCTCATCGCTTGCTGCTGTAACAATAGGGGAAGGAATGGATAGCGGGGATAAGGCCACGAACAAAGCTATGAGCATAGCGTTTAAATATGCCTGTTTCCAGGTATTTTGCATCCCGACAGAAGAAATGAGGGACCCAGATAGTGATTCTCCGGATCCGTCATCACCTGTATACGCCACGGATGACATGAGGCAAAAATTTATTGAGGAGTGCACGAGAATCGGGAAACCGAAGTCAGCTATCTTGAAAGTAATTGGAGCAAGGAGTTTGGCGGAACTGACGGTTGAACAGTATGAAATTGCAATGCAAAGCTTCGCCCGTACTCCATCTAAGGACCAGAGTACGCCTGTTCCTGGAACGGTTCCTCCGGATGGAGAAAATAAAGACACTCCCTGGAAATAGGAGCGTGGTTGAATGGAGTGTACAGGTAAACTGAAATCTGTATCAAAAAACTGGATCAGTAGGAAATGGGAAGTAACATTTGAAATCAACGAGGACATAACTGCATCCATAGATAAAATCCGGGATAAGATGCTTAATTTAACAGCAAAAATACACCGGGAAAAGCGGAGCCTGGATGCCAATGCATATGCCTGGGTGCTGATGCAAAAGATTGCAGAGGCGATACATACTGACAAGTGGTCCGTGTATCTGATGATGTTGGAGCGTTACAGCCCTGTTTTTACCCACATCATCGTAAGGCCAGAGGCGGTAGAGCGTGTCAAGGGCGAGTGGAGGACTGTTAAAGTCCTCGGCCCCATACAGGTCAACGGAAGCACCGGGATCCAGCTGCAATGCTATTTTGGCTCCAGTACCTTTGACTCTAAGGAGATGGCCAGTTTTATCGACGGAATCGTATCGGAGTGCAAGGAAATGGGGATTGAGACCTTGCCGCCGGATGAAATTGAACGAATGAGAAGGGAGTGGGGAATCTGAAAAAACTGTGGAGCATTTTTACGGACGATATGGACCATTGCTATTTTACTGGGTCTCCCCAAATCGAGAGACATCATGTGTTTGGAGGAGCCAACCGGTCCAGATCCGAAAAGTATGGATATGTAATCCCATTGAGATATGACATGCACCCTAATGGGGCAAGGTTCCGGCCTACACCGGAGAACAAGAAACTTGATGGATACCTTAAGGCGGCGTGCCAGCGTGATTATGAGAGCAAGCACGGAACCCGGAAACAGTTTATCTTCGAGTTCGGAAAATCCTATTTATAGCCTTCTGGTGGCGGAATAATATGTCACAGTATTAGATGCCATTTATATTACTCCTGGTCCGGCATAGGCCGGGCCGGAAAGGAGGGGAAAATGAAACAGAGGAAAGATTTTGATGCTGTAAAGTCCCGAGTCTATAACTGCATAGGTACTGGGGCTGAGAATGCTGTGAGCAGATATGAGTTGACCGCTTTAACTGGATATCATGACCGTCTGGTCCGAGCAGCAATCGAAAGTTTGAGAAAAAAACACTCCATCATAGAGCACCACAATGGGAGTGGATATTATAAACCATCAAGGACGGCCCAGGGAGCCGTAGAAGCGGCTGAATGGATACGGAGGCAGAATAACAGGGCAAGAGCCATAAAAGCCTCTACAAAGGGATCTGAGCGTTTTATAAAGAGCATGGAAAATATGATTCCTGGACAAATGGAAATGTTTGGAGGAGGAAATGGATAATGCGGAGCGGGACAGCCTCATATTTTACCGTAGTTTTGCGAAAGCAATCAAGCGGCTGCCGGAAGCCGAACAGCTAAAGGCTCTATGGGCCATCGTTGATTACGGCTTGGACGGAACAGAGCCAGAAGAAGAGGGCCTGTATATGGTTGCCTATGATATGGCAAAACCTCAAATTGACGCCAATATCAAGCGCAAAAATGATGGAAAAAAGGGTGGAAGGCCGTCGAAAAAAACCAGTGGTTATGAAAACGAGGAAAATATAAAAACCAGTGGTTATGAAAACGAAAAACCTAATGTAAATGTTAATGTAAAGGAAAATGTAAATGTAAAGGAAAAAGAAAATATAAAAGAATTATGCCCGGAGCTGGAAACATCCACTCCGGCCAGCCCTACATTTGCACAAATCCCTTTGAATGACGGATCCCTGTACAACGTGACGGAGAACGACGTGGACGAGTTCCAGCAGCTCTATCCGGGCATAGATTGCAGGCAAGAAATCCGCAACATGGTTGGATGGTCAATGGGTAACCCTCGCAATCGCAAAACCAAAAGAGGAATCAGACGATTTATCCACAGTTGGTTGTCAAGATCTCAAAATAGAGCGCCTACACAACACCAGGATGTTAAAAAGCCTAAAACCCGATTTGATAACTTTGAGAGTAGGGAAAATAACTATGAGGCGATGATCTGGGATGATATCAAAAACAGGAGGGAGACCAGTGATAATACGCAATGTGGCAGAGGCAAAAAAGAAAATTAAGATCGGGTCAAAGGTCACGATAATGACCCAAAAGGGAAGCGCAAAGGACTCTTTGTATGCAGTTAAGACCGGGGTACAGAGAAAAGCAACGGTTATCGGCATATATGAGTATTTTGTCCATGTACAGCTTAAGAGCGGAGTATGCGAGAGCGTACTGTGGGCGGATTTAATCAACGCCAGTGAGGAGGATAAGCGATGATCAAAGACAGCGGAGACCGTACACAGTTTGACACCGGAGCTGTCCGGGATATGCACGCCGGCAAGGGGAGGATGGATCTCCTTCCCTGGGCGGCCATCATAGAGGTTTCCAAACACTGTGAGGAGGGGGCATTGAAGTATGGCGAGCATAATGTGGACAAGGGGATACCTACACATTCGTTTCTGGATTCCGCAGCCAGACATATCGCAAAGTATATGGACGGCTGGAAGGACGAGCCACATCTCCGGGCCGCCGCCTGGAACCTTTTATGGGCTATCCAGATGGAGATCAAACACCCGGAGCTGGTAGACACGCCGTGGAGAAACGGTTGTGAAGTGGGGGAGAATTTTAACAATTTGAAACGGCACTTAGAATCCTCAAAATGGATTCTCCCGGAAGAAAGGACCCCAGAAAACAAATCATATGTACTGGTATCCTTTGAAAATTTTGATCATCCAGATATCGGCAGGTACGAGGAAAACGATGAGGGAGGGAATTTTTATATGGGGTACGGATATTACACATATAAAAGCTGCGGGCTGTTTGTCAATGCCTGGATGCCGTTGCCAGAACCGTATAAGGGGAAGGAAGCAAAGAGTGAGACAGTATAAGAAGATTGCCAAAGTAAAGGCGATAGAGAAAAAGAATCGGGAACGGCTGCTGAAAATCAATCCAAACCTGGATGATAACAGCGGAATCTATTTTCTGACCCGGACCGATGAAAACGGAATCAATTATTTTTACATCGGCCAGGCCGTACATATCATGCAGCGGATGTGCAGCCATCTCACCGGATACCAGCACATAGACCTCAGCCTCAAAAAGCGAGGATTCTGGAGCGAGGAGAATCCTTACGGATGGAGAATCGGGATCCGGCATTACCCGGAATCAGAATTGGACAAGTGGGAGCAGTACTGGATCCTGGAATACACAAGGCGCGGCTATCAGTGCCGATACAACAAGACCGCCGGAGGACAGGGCGAGGGAAAAGAGCAAATCAATGACTTCCGCCCGGCAAAAGGCTATCGTGATGGGCTGTCACAGGGGCGGAAGAACATGGCAAGGGAACTGGGACATATTATCAGCGTCCACTTGTCCGTAAATCTGAAGCCGGAGAAGCAGAATAATAAGGTATCTCAGAGGGCTTTTGAGAAATTTAATGAGCTTTTGAGGGAGGGAAAATAATGAGCAGAAGTAATTTTAACGCATTTATCTACGGCAGACAGGTAAATTCCGGAGGAAAGACGGCCCTGTGCGGGAAAAAGAAGAAAAGCCGGAGGATTAAGAGGGGGAAATAAGCGAAGGGAGTGGATAAGTATACGGACGAGGGAAAAGACACTCATTGACCTGGAAGTATTTCCAGGAGACGAGGGGAGATTGAAAGAGCGTTGCCGGGACTTGAAGCCGGGGGAGTATTCCGTCCTCTACAACTGCGCAAAAAGCGCGGCTCCTGGCCTCGAGAAGGCCGTATGCGAGTCTATTACCAAAGAGGGAGAGGGATACCGCACACTGATAAAAAAAGGCTGGAATATCCCTGCTACAGAGGACGATTTCTACTCGTACAAGCGCGGCACAATGGCCAAATTTTACCACTGGCTCCGTATGACGGGACAGTGGAAAGGCTGAAAATGTGAGGAGAGGTAGCGCGCGGAATTGTGGTAAAATTAAGATAAAGGAATAAGAAGATGAATCTTAATTTGACACTTAAAAAACTTCAGCGCGCGATCCTCTCCACTGGCCTTGTTGTCAAAATCGGAACCAGTCAATTTTACAGCCCAGAACAGGAGAGGATGATAACCATGTGGATATTGTCAACGCCTACACTCCAGGAAACGCGAAACGGCTGGCGGATGAGGGACTATGAGATATTGCGGACGGCGAGTGCGGTGGAGGCGGTGAAATGTCTGGCGGATATATGGGAGCAGACGAAAGGATGGAAAGATGAGAGAAATATTATTCCGAGCGAAGCGGATAGATAATGGAGAATGGGTGGAGGGGAATATCATTTATTCGACTGACGCTGCTGAAGGATACGAAGCCATTATTATTCCTATCGAAAAATCTAATATGTATGCTGATGAACACGATAAGAATATCGGATTTGAGAAATGGTATAAAGTTAATCCTGAAACTCTCTGCCAGTATACCGGGATGAAAGACAAGAACGGAAAACGGATATGGGAAAAAGACATTATCTCTATCAATACTTACAGCTATATGGAGCCAGAGGAAGACTATTTTGGACAAGTAGTATATGCTGAAGGCTGGGCTTGTTGGTGCATACAGCAGCCGGATGATGAAAGACCGATTTCGTTATGCGAGTGCGAAGGAAGCTATCAGACTGACCGGCTTATAGAAGGAAACATTTTTGACAATCCGGAATTATTAGGACAGGACGGTGTCTAAATGCTTACACCGAAGCAAAAGGCGTTTGCGGATTATTACATAGAGTGCGGGAATGCGACTGAGGCGGCGAAGCGGGCGGGGTATTCGGAGAAAACAGCGCGGTATATAGCAAGCGAAAACTTAACAAAACCCGTCATTTCTGCTTATATCGCAGAGCGCCAGAAACAGATTGACGATTCCCGCATAGCAAGCGCCGCAGAGGTGCAGAGATTTTATTCCGCTGTTCTGCGTGGAGAAATCAAAGACCAGTTTGGCCTTGAGGCTTCGCTTGATACCAGAATGGCCGCCGGGCGGGAGTTGATGAAACGGCACGAACGGGCGGAAGGACAGAAAGCAGATACCGGCGGCATTGTTATTGTGAACAACATACCGAGGCCAGGGAAGGAGTAAGGAATGATACATCAGTTAAAAATTGAGAGCGAATATTTCCGCAAGATAGTAGAGGGCGTAAAAACCTTTGAAGTCAGAAAAAATGACAGAGATTTCCAAAAAGGAGATTATCTCGGACTTAACGAAATAACACTGCACCCATGCAATACTGAAGGAGAACGTAAAGAAACTGGGAATTTTGTACTGGTAAGAGTGCTGGATATCTTCGGCGACAACCGTTTTATAAAAGACGGCCATGTGATTATGAGTATAAGACCATGCACTATCAAAGAAATTGATTGGGACTATGCGCCGTGGTACACAAGTGGAGATGTGGCGGTCCCGATACTTCCGAAAGACAATGACTGACACAATCCAGCTTACCGACATCATAGCCCCAAGTTTTTATGATATCCACTGGGACGTTATAGATGGAAAGCATACTTACTATGATGTCTCGGGCGGACGCGGATCAACCAAATCCTCTTTCATCTCCGTGGAAATTGTACTGGGGATGATGCAGGACGCAAAGGACGGCGTTTTCAGCAACGCGGTAGTATTCCGTAAAGTCGGAAACACCCTCCGAGAATCCGTATTTGAACAGATAGCGTGGGCGATTGATGCGCTGGGAGCCAACGACCTGTGGGCGCCCAGCGTCAGCCCCATGCAGTATGTATATAGGCCCACGGGGCAGAAAATCATCTTCCGGGGGCTGGACAAGGCGAAGAAAACGAAGTCCATTAAGACCAGCCGGGGATATTTCAAGTATTTGTGGTTAAACACTTCTGGCCACGTTAAACCCATTAAATTCAGGGAAACTCCTGCAAAATAGGACAATCCTGAGCAAAGATTATTCGACATAATATTTAATAAATTCATCTTTTATGGTATAATATAATAAACGAATTTAAGGAGAAAATACCATGAAAGAAATTTGGAAAACTATTAAAGGATTTGAGGATTATGAGATTAGCAGTACAGGAAGGGTGAAGAGCCATAAGCATGGCCGAGAAGTCATTTTAAAGCAAAGAATATCGCATGACGGTTATGTATGGTACAGCTTGTGCATGAATGGCAAACAGTACACAAAGCGAGCAAATAGACTTGTCGCTGAGGCTTTTATTGACAACCCAGAAAATAAACCTACAGTTAATCACATTGATGGAGACAAACTCAATAACAACGCAGACAATTTAGAATGGGCTACCCGTGAGGAGCAAATGCAACACGCTTATGCGAATGGTTTAAAAAAGCCAGTTCGAGGGTATCTGCAAGGAAATCATGTTTTAAGCGAAGATGAAGTGAGAGAAATTCGCAGAATTTACAAAGGACATGATAAAGAGTTTGGAATGAATGCTCTAGCAAAAAAATATAATGTAAGTCCTTCTGTAATTGATAAATGCGTAAGAAGAAAAAGCTATAAGAATGTCGAATAATAATGTGCAACGACTATCGAAAGGTAGGTTATAGAGAAATCTATAACTGAGAATGAGTAGAGTAAGCCTCAAGTGAGGTTGAAAAAGTGGGGTAAGTGGAATTGGTAACAGATGCCATTTACATGATATAGTCTGAACACCATAGTAATATGGTGAGTGTATACGGAAACGGTATATGCGTAACAAAATTGTGAAGAGTTGGACGAGTTCGCCGGGATTGAGGAAATCCGTACAGTACAGCAGTCTGTTCTTCGTGGCGGCAGTAAGTTTGTGGTGTTCAAGTCCTTCAACCCGCCGATTTCTCGGAGCAACTGGGCGAATGTGTATGTCAATGAACCGAGAGATGACAGTTATCGGCACAAGAGCGATTACACAAGCGTTCCGGCTGACTGGCTGGGCGATCAGTTTATAGCCGACGCAGAGCATTTAAAGGACACAAATGAGCGGGCATACCGACATGAGTACCTGGGCGAGCCTGTGGGCCTGGGAACCAATATCTTTGACATGCTGGAGATTCGGACGATAACCGACGAGGAGATCCAGACATACCAGTCAATCTATCAAGGGCAAGACTTTGGATGGTACCCGGACCCGAAAGCCTTTATCCGGGCTGCCTATGTGTCCAATAAGGAGCAGATTGTCCTACTGGATGAGCTGGGCGGGTGCAAAATCAGAAATGCAGACATGGCACAAATGATAAAGGACAAGGGGTATGACGATTACGCTCTGATGTGCGGCGTGGATGAACAGGAAAGCATTGTGGACCTTCGGGACGCCGGGATCCCGGCCAGAAACGCCATTGTAACGCCGGGGAGCCGGAAGTACACCTTTGAGTGGTTACAGTGCCGGACGATTGTTATTGACCCGGCCAGAACACCACGGGCATACAAGGAAATTACAGAATACGAACATGAAGTAGACGGCAACGGAGAAGTGATAGCAGATTACCCGGATGGCAACGATCATTTTATCGACGCCCTCCGCTACGCAATATCTCCGATGGCTATGAGGAGAGGACACAGTGCATGAGAATAGGACTAATAGATGCTGATGGTCATAATTTCCCTAATCTCCCGCTAATGAAACTGTCAGCATGGCACAAGCAACAGGGAGATAGCGTGGAATGGTATCAGCCAATGTTTAGCGGACATATGGATAAGGTGTATATGTCAAAAGTATTCAGTTTTACTCCAGATTATGAATATTACATAGACGCTGATGAGATTATCAAAGGTGGTTCGGGATATTGCATTGAGCTGGTAAATGGTAAAGAAATTTATCATCCAGAAAATGATATGCAGTTACCGCCAGAGATTGAACATATTTATCCAGACTACAGTCTTTATCCAGACTTGACGAAAGATACCGCATACGGATTTATGAGCCGAGGTTGTCCGAGAGGTTGTGACTTCTGCCATGTGGCGGCGAAAGAGGGGCGAAAGTCTTACAAGGTTGCTGATTTATCAGAGTTTTGGAGCGGGCAGAGGAACATTGTCTTACTTGACCCGAATACCATAGCCTGTCCAGAGTGGAAAGATATTCTGCAACAGCTTATAGATTCTAAGGCATGGGTGGACTTTTCGCAAGGCGTTGACATTCGGCTTATGACGGAAGAAAAGGCTGAAATGATAAAGCAGATCAAAATTAAGAATATTCATTTCGCGTGGGATAGGTACGAAGATAAGGAGAAAATCATTCCCAAATTTGAGATGTTCAAGAAATTAACAGGATATGACCATCGAATATTGACAGTCTATATGCTTTGCAATTTTGATACCACGTTTGAACAGGATTTAGAGAGAGTATATGTTTTGCGCGATTTGGGTTACAGCCCATATGTGATGCTTTATGACAAAGAACATATTCAAAAAGGAGATAAATTGCGACGTTTGCAAAGATGGGTAAACAACAGAATTATTTTCAAGACGTGCAATAGATTTGAAAACTATGTAACATAGGTGATTAAATGGGAATTATCGCAACAGTAAAAAGGTGGATCGGGATGATATTCAGAAAACAAGCAGAAAAAGATTTTCGGGTAAAGGATATCGCATCGGCGCAAATGCTGACAAAAATCTCAGAATGGGCGAACATTTACCAGGGAACTCCGTACTGGTTAGACGCAGAGGAGAGAATTAAGACCATCAACTTTGCAAAGTCTGTATGCTCTGAGACAGCGCGTCTTGTTATGTTGGGGATTAAGATACAGGTCAGCGGCGGGGAGCGTGGGAAATGGCTCCAGGAGCAGATTGATAAGGCGTATTATAATCTTCGGGACTGGGTAGAGTATGGATGTGCATACGGCACAATCATTATCAAACCTACGGATGATGGGTTCGACTTTGTCTCCCCTCTTAATTTCATGGTGACGGAGACGGACGGGAACAACAATATTACGGGAATCGTTTTCCGGGAAACATATGAGGAGAATGATAAATATTACACTCGCCTGGAGTACCATAATTTCGTGGCAGAACATGAAGATGGAGAGACGGTATATCCGTACTACATCGAAAATAAAACCTACGTTTCCAGGAATTCAAGTTCTATCGGGGACCCGATTGCAATAACCGACACAAGATGGGCGCATCTGGCCCCGATTGAGCGGATCATAAAAGACAATAACGAGCAGTTAGATTCCCCGATGTTCGGGGTGTTCCGAACTCCCGGAGCGAATAATATAGACCTTGCTTCTCCCCTTGGGATGCCCGTTTTTGCGTCGGCCGTCGAAGAAATGAAGGACCTGGATATCGCATACAGCCGAAACGCGGGTGAGGTTTATGACAGCGAAAAGATAATCCTGGCAGATGACCGGCTTATGTACGACAGCGGGAAAAGCCTTAATGGACGTGTTGCAGATGTGAAGATGCCGCATTATGTCAAAAATGTGTTTGGTAATAGCCCGGAGGAGTTTTACCAGGAGATTAACCCGCAGCTTAACACTGATACCAGGCTTTCCGGGATTAATGCCCTTCTGTCCCAGATCGGGTACAAGTGTGGCTTTTCTAACGGGTACTTCGTATTCAACGAATCCTCCGGGATCCAGACAGCGACAGGCGTAGAAGCGGAGCAGCAGCGGACTATCCAGTTTATCAAAGACGTGCGGGACAAGCTGGAAAGCTGTATGAATGATGCTATCTATGCCATGTCTGTGTATGCAGATGGGTATGGGTTAGCCCCCAAAGGTAATTATGATGTGGTGTACAGTTTCGGGGACATCACATATAATTTTGACGAGGACAGAGCGAGGGCGTACCAGCTTACATTACAAGGGTTTTACACAAAAGAGTATTACCTAGAAAAATATGAGGGATTTACGCCGGAAGAAGCGGCAGCAATGGTGGCGGCGGCACAGCCGAAAGAAGAACCGGGATTTTTCCAGGAGGAGTAACATGGGAATATTATTTGCAATCGTTGTAATTATAGGTACTGTTTTGCTTTTTGATTGCATCGATGGCATAAAAAGGCAAAGTAAAAGAAAGAAGAAAAAATAATGCTTGACCCTCATTATCTCCAACAAATAGCGGACGGGGCAGAAAACATTGCTTCCCAGCTCCATGAGTACATAATCCGCCAGATCGTAGACCGCATGATGATACGCATCGGGCGGGGGGACGATTATCTCCTTACCTCCTCCGATGCGTGGCGCATCCAGGTGTTACAGGACAGCGGATACCTTTTACAGGACATCACGGCGGAGCTGACGAAGTACACGAAGCGGCAGGAGAAGGAAATCAAGGCGGCTATGGAAGAGGCCGGAGTCAAGGCCCTGGAATACGATGACAAGATATACCGGGCCGCCGGGCTGTCTCCCATGTCGCTGACACAGTCCCCGGCGCTGATCCGGCTCATGGAGCGGAACTACAACGCCACCCTGGGAGAGTGGCGGAACATGACCCGCAGCACCGCAGAAGCCGCACAGAAGCTTTTTCTGAACGAATGTGATTTTGCCTATAACAAAGTCATGAGCGGGGCCACAAGCTACTCACAGGCCGTCAGAGAGGCCGTGGAGAGCGTTGCAATCGGCGGAGTGTATGTGGACTACCCTTCCGGTCACCGAGACACCATAGAGGTCGCCACAGCGCGGGCCGTGCGTACCGGGATAGCCCAGGGCGCCGGAGATATATCAATCAAGCGCATGGAGGAAATGGACTGGGATATCATCCTTGTGTCGGCTCATATCGGGGCCAGAACCGGGGACGGCGGACAGAACCCGGGCAATCATCTTTGGTGGCAAGGACAGTTTTACAGCCGGACCGGGCGTGATAAACGCTTTCCGAACTTTTATGAGCGGACAGGGTACGGAACTGGTGTAGGTCTTTCGGGGTACAACTGCCGCCATTCGTTCGGATCCGGAGACGGTGTGAATAATCCGTATGCTGACATACAGACCGCCGATAATGTCCGCATGGAGAAGCTGGAGCAACGCCAGCGCGCCCTTGAGCGTCGTGTCCGCAAGACAAAGCGCGAAGTTATGGGGCTGCAAGAGGCCGTGGAGAAATGCCAGGACGAGGCGGCGAGATTTGAATTGCAGCAGACCCTTGACCGGAAATCCTATCTCCTGTCCCGGCAGAATGAAGCATACAATGAGTTTTGCAAAGAAAACAGTTTGCGTCCGCTTTCAGAACGCCTCCAGATTGCACGCTGGAGCCGAGAACAGACCGCAAAAGCCAGAGGGGCGGCGCGGCGGTATCAGAACGAGAAAGGGGAATGATTATGCCAATTATGATACAAGGGATTATAGCAGCGAATCAAGCCAATGTAATTAGGCAGAGGAGAGAAGAAGAGGAAAAACGCAAGCAAGAGAAGGACAGAAAAGAAAGGGAGCGTAGGAAATGAGCAGATGGAAACAATTTAATCCAAACCCCCGTGCCCAACGTGTAGGCGATTGCGTTATCCGGGCAATATGCAAGGCCCTTGACATTGACTGGGAAACGACGTTTTCCGGCGTGATGGTAAAAGCCTGTCAGCTGTCGGATATGCCGTCTGCAAACGTTGTTTGGGGAGCATATCTCCGGGAACATGGTTTCCGCCGGAACATCGTGGACGACCACAGCCAGTATGTGTACACCGTAGACGACTTCTGCCGGGATCATCCGGTAGGGACCTATATACTGGCTATCGACGGCCATGTGGTGTGCGTACAGGATGGGTATTATTGGGACACATGGGACAGCGGACAGGAGATACCGATTTATTACTGGGAGAGATAATATGAGTAGATGGCTAGAGCAACTTCCGGACGGAACATACAAAGTAGATGTTTATGACAAAGAAGGCTGTAAATATTTCTGCAATGAAGTATGTTGTAATGACCAGTGCAAAATGTGTTGTGACTTTCCGGACCCAGACGAGGATTGTAAAATATGCCAATATTTTGAACCGGAGGACTGATACATGGACGTAATGGAGACAGTACAGACGATACTTGCAATTTGCGGAGGTATTTCCGTTATTGGCGGTGCGGCGGCGGTGATCCACAAGTGGATTGCTCCGGCGGTTAAACTAAATGACCGGGTGGAGACACTGGAAAGACACGACAAAAGAGATTATGAGGCCATGCAGGAAATCAGAGAGCGTGACAGCCTCATCATGGAAACGCTGGTGACTATGCTTAACAGCCAGATATCCGGAAACAACGTGGAGCAGTTAAAAAAAACGAGAGACAAGCTCATTTCCTATCTGGCACAGACGCAGTAAGGAGAATCTTTTTGAAGGTATATGATTTCACGGTGCCGCAACTGGCATATTACGAAGAATTTTGCAATTTCAGCCCACAGGAATCCGCGCTTTTTGATCTCAGAAAGAAGGGCGTGCCTCTGGAACAATGTGCTGAATCCATGCACTGTGAAATGACTACCGTCAAACAGGTGAGCAGACGGGTCAATCGGAAAATTATACAAATGACCAACAGCACAAGGATGAATGAGTGGATAGACCGGGTATACTGGCCAAGGATTCTTGAAACATAATACTTTTTACATACTTTTTTAAGCCTTTAACAGCACTTTAAGAGCCTGTCAGAGGCTTATTTTTTATGCCATAATTTAGTCATACAAAGTTATTGATTTAGTCATAGGAGGGACAGGCATGGCATTACCATACACGCCTGGATATGGGTACAATCCGTATCAGTTTGGGCAAATGAATCCATTACAGCCGCAAATGGATAGACTAGCGCAGATGCAAGCCCAGTATCAGCAACCACAGCAATCCCAGCAAGTAAACCAGGGGATCCTGTGGGTACAGGGCGAGGCGGGAGCCAAGTCGTATCTCGTGGCTCCAAACACAAGCGTCCTTCTGATGGATTCCGAAACTTCTAATTTTTACATAAAGACCACAGATGCCGCCGGGATGCCGAAGCTCCGGACGTTTACTTATAAAGAGGTTGTTTTGGGCTCGCAGGAGCCGCAGAAACAGGCTGAAATAAACCTTGACGATAAATATGTCACAAGGCAGGAATATGACGATTTGAGGGGCAAATACGAGGAATTATACAGCTATCTTGAAACGGCGACAAAACCAGAGGGAGGTAAGCATGGCGAATCCATTGTTTAACGCTTTGAATGGTGGGGGCCCATCTGGAATGATGGAACAGTTCCAGCGCTTTCGGAAAGAAATGGAGGGTAAGAACCCCAATGAAGAGATCAATAAACTGTTACAGTCTGGCCGGATAAGCCAGCAGCAACTTAATCAAGCTCAGCAAATGGCTCAGCATATGCAGGGGTTGTTTAAAGGAATAAAATAGGTGGATGTTTTCGTACATCCACCTATAGACTATACAGGTTTTCTTTTTCCATTTACAGGGGTTTGAAGTATTTCTTCTGTACTCCATCCCCTTTGGTAACGATGTTGTAAAATGCCACGTTTTATACAAAGTTCCTTTGACCATTGAGATAATGTCATTGATTTTCCATTAAATTTCAATATAACATTATCCCTTTTGTTGTTTGATTGCTGCGATATAGTTGCCCATCTGCAATTTTGCGGGCAATAATCTCCATTGTTGTCGATTCTATCAAGACTGTGCCTATAAGGTTTTCCTCCGATAGAATCAGACCATTCAACAAAATTTGAAAAACTGTGCCATTCATCACAAACTTTTATTCCTCTACCTCCATAGTGGTAATAAGCTTTGTTGTTTGGGTTTTCACAACGGTTAATCATGTTTTTCCAGGTTCCATATAATGGATGTTTACTGCACCCGGGATATGATCCGGCAAGAGACATTCTCAAACATCCGCAACTTTTGACAACGCCTTTTTTAAATTGAGATGGAGTAATTCTCGTTTCGTTACCACAGTCGCATATACATTTTAAATACCAGCACTTATCACTTGGTAATCTTTCAGAGATTCCTATAACAGTTAAATGATGTACTTTTTTTCCAATGTAATCATTGATTTTAAAATGCGGATGTTGTGGAATTTGGATAGATTTTTGCATAAAAATAACACCTGTCCTTTCAGTGTGTCGGTCCTACCAATAAAAGTGTGGAAATTGCTAGGACTTGCAACTTTCGCCCCGTCGGGCTATCCACACATTATTATTATAACATAATTTAAAAGAATGTACATTACTGTTTGCGCAAACAGATGTAAATAAATCAAAGGAGTAAAAAATATGGACACTACTTATAGTCTAGCAGATATTGCTGCTGCTACTGGTGGCAATAGAAACAATGATGGCTTCGGAGACGGAAACGGTTGGTGGATTATTCTCTTTTTACTGATTTGTGGTTGTGGAGGATATGGCTTCGGCGGCTGGGGCGGAAATGGTGGAGGCGCAAACTCTCCGGCATTCCAGGGATATGCGACCCGCGCTGACATCGACGCAGCACTGTCCACACAGGGAATCGAAAACGGTATCCAGAACCTTTCCGGTCAGCTTTGCAACGGCCTTGCTGGTGTAAATGCGAATCTGTCCAATCTGGGTTATCAGATGCAGCAGTGTTGCTGCGACACCAGAGAGGCAATCGCTGGCGTAAACTACAACATGGCAGCCCAGACCAACATCCTCCAGAATACCGTAAACAACGGATTCCGCGATGTGATCGAGGCGCAGAATGCCGGGACCCAGCGTATCATTGATCTGTTCACGCAGGACAAGATCCAGTCCTTACAGACTGAGTTACAGTCCGCACAGCTCCAGCTGTCCAACAATGCACAGACCAATAGCATTATCAACGCGCTGAGACCTACACCGGTACCCTCTTATCCGGTAATGTCCCCGTATACATCCATCATCAACCCGACAGGCTTTAGCTTTGGCGGCGGATGTGGTTGTAATACAGGATGCGGATGCTAAAACTGCATATTGAGTATCTTCGTAGCGTTTTGCTATGATGTTCGGCTGATGCCGTTATTACGCAGATGGACAGGCCGCAAAGCCTGTCCTTTTGCGCAGAAGGGAGAATATTATGATTGAGTTAGTAAATACAGCGCCAGTCACTGTGCCGGTGGGCCAGTCAATCCCGTTTTCGGTGGTTGCTACAAAGGGCGGATGTGCAGAAAGGCACAGGGCCGGGAGCGCACAGATCACGCTTGCGAAGCCCGGTAGATATCTGGTTACATTTTCTGGTAATGTCGCAGTACCGACCGGAGAAACAGTAGGAGAAGTGGCCCTGGGAATCGCCAGAGACGGAGAAATCCTCGGCGGGACGGTCATGCGCGCTACTCCGGCAGCCGTAGAACAGTATTTTAATGTATCGTCCCAGACATACGTTGACGTGTTCTGCGGATGCTGCGAAAACGTTTCCGTTAAAAACGCCGGAACGATTCCGGTCCTGGTAGACAACCCGAACATTACAGCTGTCCGGGTATGCGGTTAAGGAGGGCAGACCATGAGTTATAAATTAATGCAGAATATCCGGGAGGAACTGGATAAAATCGCGGAAAAGGGTCTGAACACAGGGAACCTTGAAACCGCATACAAACTTATCGACATGCTGAAAGACATGGAGAACGTCGAATACTGGAAATGCAAAGAGGGCTATTACAATGCGGTCCTTGACGAGATGGAAGGCAGCCGTGGCCAGAGCGATTACAGCGAGAGACGGAAACGCGACAGCATGGGACGGTACAGCCGGGAGGATGGAAGAACCATACCAGACTATGAAAATGGGTCCTCTTATGCCCGCCGCGGCGAGCATTATGTAAGAGGCCATTACAGCCGGACCAATGGCGCCAACGACTCGTATGCTGAGTATATGGACAGCAAACAGTCTTACCGCAATGGTAAATCCGAGGACTGCAAGCGACGTATGCTGGCCGCCCTGGAGGAGCATATGGATGCACTGACAAACGAAATCGGGGAAATAAGTGCTGATGCGGAGTGTATAGAAGCCAGGGACACTATCGCGAGATACGTTGACAAACTGCGTAAGATGATGTAAATGGGGGCGGTGGGGAGACTCACCGCCTTTTGAAAACGAAAAAACGTGCTGAGAGGTAAAAATGGAAAATGTGGTAAAATAGTATCAAGGAAGCAATATGACATTTATAGTATGGATTTGCATAACCCCGCGCAAGCCATACTTTTCCAATATTTGTTACATACCTCCTTTCAAATGATTGCGCACAGCCTTAACGGAAGGTTGAAAATGCGGTTCGATTCCGTCTGTGTGCAATCCCGCGAAATGCAATCGTGGGACTCTTCATTCTCAATGTAATTCCAGCAATCGTGAAAGGCATACGGCCGGGTTCGAGTCCCGGCACACGATGTAGGCGCATTGTTGAGACAGCGCCGATCATTACGCTTTTCGCCCGGTTCGCTACCCCGGGCGTTTTTGGGAAATAGCTCAGTAGGTAGAGCGGCGGCCTTATAAGCCGCGCGCCAGAGGTTCGATCCCTCTTTTCCCAACTACCTCGCCCGTGGTTTATCGGGCTTAATCCATACCGCTGACGGGCGGTTAATCAATCACGTTTAGGAGGATAAAAATGCAGAATATTGAAGCGATTTTGACAGAACTGGGAATCGAGGTTCCAGCAGACAAGAAAGAAAACCTTACAAAAAAGGTGGCGGAGAATTACATCACGAAAGCCGAGCATGAAAAGAAGCTGGGAAAGGTTGAGACCGACCGGGACACCTGGAAGGAGAAGGCCGAGACGGCGGAAACCACTCTGAAAGGCTTTGAAGGTGTTGATCTCGACACTATGCAGAAGGAACTGTCTGACTGGAAGAAAAAGGCTGAAGATGCCGAGAAGGATGCGCAGGCAAAGCTGTATGAAAGGGATTTTGCGGATGCTCTGAAAACAGAGCTTGAAGGAATCAAATTCTCCAGCGAGGCAGCGAAACGGGCCATCATGGCGGAGGTCAAGGATGCTGGGCTGAAGCTGAAAAATGGAAAAATCCTGGGTCTGAATGACCTTATTACCCAGATGAAGGAAAAGGATGCTTCGGCGTTTGTCGATGATGAGCAGATCAAGGCTCAGCAGAACGCAGCGAGATTTACACAGCCAATCGGCAAACAGAACCAGGGCGGAAACATGACAAAAGAACAGATCGAAGCGATCAAAGACACCAGCGAGCGCCAGGCGGCTATCGCCAACAATCTTCATCTGTTCGGAAAAACTGAATAATTCAATTTGACACCGGCACGCGATTGGAGCGTGTCGCTAACCTACACACCTTTTAAAAGCTATGGGTAGAAAGGACTTTTTTTATGCCAGCAAAAGAAAATTTGATTAAAACAGCGGATGTCCAGGTGACCGCCAGAGAGCTGGATTTTGTAACCAGATTCGAGCGCAACTGGCAGCATCTGCGGGACATTCTGGGGATTATGCGCCCCATTAAAAAGCAGCCCGGTGCGGTGCTTAAAAGCAAATACGCCGAGGGTACACTCGAAAACGGGGCGGTAGCAGAAGGCGAGGAGATCCCTTACAGCAAATTTACCGTAAAAGAAAAGAAGTACCAGGAAATGACCATCGAGAAGTATGCGAAGGCCGTTTCCATCGAGGCGATCAAAGACCACGGATATGACAACGCCGTCCAGATGACCGACGACGAATTCCTGTATCAGCTCCAGGCGGGCGTGACGAAGAAGTTTTATGACTATCTGAAAACCGGAACGCTCACCTCCACAGAAACCACCTTCCAGATGGCTCTGGCGATGGCAAAAGGCAAGGTTGAGAACAAGTTTAAGCAGATGCACCGGAACATCACCGGGGTTGTCGGCTTCGTGAACATCCTTGACGTATACAAATACCTGGGTGCTGCGAACATCACGATCCAGAACCAGTTTGGATTCCAGTACCTTAAGGATTTCATGGGATTCAACACGATTTTCCTTCTTTCCGACAGCGAGATCCCGGCTGATACGGTAATCGCTACACCGGTGGAAAACATCGTTATGTACTACATCGACCCCAACGAGAGCGATTTTGCAAAGGCCGGCCTTGTTTACACCACCAGCGGCGAAACCAATCTGATCGGTTTCCATACGCAGGGCAACTACAACACAGCCGTATCTGAGGCGTTTGCTATCACCGGCCTTGTGCTGTTTGCTGAATACCTGGATGGTATCGCGAAAATCACCGTAAGCGCGGGGGGTTGATGGCCGCCAGTACACCCCTAAATACTGACGGCGAACCGCTTTCCGGGGAAACAAGACGGAAGAGTAAGAGGTAAGGAGGCCAACGGGATGGCATACACCACATTCACATTTTACGAGCAGACCTATCACGGGAATGTCGTTCCGGCGGAGGACTTTGACCGTATCGCAGACCGCGCCAGCGACTTTCTGGACGTTATAACCTTTGACCGATTGGCTGACGGCTTACCGTCTGATGAAAGGGCGGCGACGAAGGTGCAGAAGGCCGTGTGCGCGGTCTGCGACAAGTTATATCAATTGGAATTGGCAGATAAACAGGCGCAATCTGCCGCCGCGGGTGGAACATCTTCCGGCGGGTCCGGCGGCGCGGAGGGAGTAGTGACTTCCCGCTCTGCTGGCTCCGAATCAATCTCTTATGCATCTCCTTCTGAGATGGCAAACGGCGCAAAAACATGGAGCGCGGTTTACCAGGCAGCAGGGGACGCGCAGGCAACCAACAAAATTTTGGAAGATACGGCAAGGCTGTATTTGACGGGAGTAAGAAACGATGATGGCGTACCATTACTGTACGCGGGAATGAGGTAGATATGGAAACATTGATTACAAACATGACCACCATTCTGGCGGTTATCGGCGCACTGGCGTTCATGGTGTCGGTCATTACACAGGTATTCAAAGGTGTAGGTGTGCTCGCCAAGATCCCGACAGATATCCTGGTGTTTGTTCTGTCCATCGGAATGACAGTGACCGCCTTTGTGGCGTATATGCAGTACATCCAGCAGACGATTTTGTGGTACATGATTCTGGCGGCGATTCTGGCGGGATTTCTGGTCGCCTTTGTGGCGATGTACGGCTGGGAGAAATTTGCAGAATTATGGAACAGATTTAAAAAGATGGAGTAGCACATGAACTACCGAAACAGCCGGAACTATGACAACCTGGAACGTCGGATATTTGATGGAGTGGGGGAGTACGGCATACCGCAGATAGAGCCAACAGCCTATGAAGGCGGCTGTGACTGGATTGGATTCAATTATGCGAAATCCTGTAAAAATCCATCTGAAAAGGGCGCCCATTTCTTCCTTGATGATTATATTTTCCTAAGGTTATGGACGTGCATTGACCGATACATACCGATGTTGCAGAAATTCCGCTATGTAATGTCCCCAGACTTCTCCACATACACAGACTTTCCCAAAGCTATGCAGATATATAACCATTACCGGAAACACTGGTGCGGCGCATACCTGCAAGAGGTAGGAATACAGGTTATCCCGACCATCTCATGGAGTACACCAGATTCCTTTGAATGGTGTTTTGACGGAGAACCAGAGGGTGCCGTCGTGGCGGTGTCTTCTGTCGGCTGTATGAACAGCAAGGAAAAGAAAGCACTGTTTCTGGCGGGATATGAGGAGATGGTGCGGCGATTACACCCGGAAACCATTATCTTTTACGGCTCCGTGCCGGATGAGTGCATGGGGAATATTGTGAGGATAAAAGCATTTCATGAGAAGTTTAAGGAGGCGAAATGCAATGGGTGGTAGAGGCGGAAGTAGTGGAATGAGCAATTCTGGAGTGATCGACAGAAGCGCAAAAACGAGAACTATCGAAACGGTTTACAGATCGTCGGGTGGATACTCTGGAGGCTACTATAAGGACACGGTCCTCGAAGCAAAAGATAATGGTAACGGAGAATTATCGTTTGAGTATGCTACCCCAGAGAAAAGAGAAAAGACGGCAAAAACCAATAAAACCGAGTATCTCAGTTACAAACTGAAAGCCGGAGCTGAAAATGGAGATGTTTTTGGTGTTAATTGGGACCGTGTGCAATCTGTATCTGGTCAGACTTATGATCTCCGCTCGGAAATCAAGGACCGAGGATTTAAGTGGGATGGAAAAGCGAAAAAATGGGTGCGCCGATAAGGAGGGGATACCATGCATAGCGACACAGTGACAATATTCAATTTTTACGAATCCAGCACTGCCGCCATCTGGTATCCTCATGTGCTTTCCGGGGTGCATTTGGAGACGGACCGGGGGCAGATCATGAAACTATACGGCCCTGACAGCACTGATAATGCACAGTTACACATCCCGTTTGTGGATAAAGATGGGAAAAGAGCGGTGGTTGATGCCTCCGGGAAGGAACTGCCGTGGCTGCCGCCAAAGGAATGGCGGAAACAGGTGAATGACCTGTTGGACGACAGTATCACATTCAACCCCGCCACGGATTTTTTTATGGCGGGTACATGGGACGGAGACGGACCCATTGATGATGCAGATTATACAGACAGGCGGTATGAGGGATTTTACGCCTTCATGAACGCCGAAAAGGATTTTGTTTATCTGATTTCATCTGTGGGCGGCCCGTACAAGGTGATCCCACACTTTGAACTACTAGGAAAATAAGCGCATAGAAAGGATGGAGTTTATGTTAGTAGAGATTACAGGGAAAAGATATGAAGAAGTATTGACAGTATCAACACGTCAAATTGCAGAGGATTTTGAGAAAACCCATAGAGAAGTAATATATGCAATCGAAGGCCGAACATCAGATACCGAAAGAGCAGAAGGCTTGGAGGTTAAAAACAAAGGAATCATACCGATGCTAATTCAAGGTGGAAATCCCCACGTTGAAAATTATTTCATAGGGTCAGAATATGTCGGAGAAAACGGACGCAAGTATAAAGAATATCTTGTGACAAGGGATGGCTTTTCTTTGCTGGCAATGGGATTTACTGGCGAAAAGGCTTTGAAGTGGAAATTAAAATATATAGAAGCCTTTAACGCAATGGAATCTGAACTCAAACGCATTTATACAGAGCGGCAGCAATGGCAGATTGAAAGGGACAAGGGAATTATCGTCCGTCATATTTTGACTGATACCATCAAAATGAAGGTGACTGACAGTCCACACAAGAGGTTTATGTACCCCAATTACACCAAGCTGATTTATAAAACCATTTTTGGCAAGAGTATGAAAGAACTCCAGGATCAGTACGGAGTAAAAGGGAAGGAAAGCATAAGGGAATATGTAACATCGGATGAATTGAAGCAGATAGAAACTATGGAAATGCTGGTAAGCAGCCTTATAAGCTGCGGCTGGGGATACGATCAGATTAAGGTGTTTATCCAGGAAAACAGCGCAAAGATGATTGCGTAGGTGACGCTATGGCGAGAAGCAAGATAAAGCATTTTAAGGGATTTTCCGTGGTTGACGGAGATATCCGGATCAAGCTGGACATGCACCGATTTGAAGAGCAGTTCCGGCGAGCACAGTACCAGTTGGACGGCGCGGTGATGAACAGCATGGTCCCGTTTATGCCAATGATTACCGGGAGCTTTATTAACACAACCAGAGCGGCCAGCGCGGCCATACAGGGATCCGGAGAAGTATATGCGGCTTATGGCCCGCAAGGCAGATTTTTGTATGAGGGGAAAACGATGGTTAGCCCTTCTACTGGAAGCACATATGCCAAAAAGGGAGAAAAGAAAGTACTTGTCAGTCAGTATGGCGGAAAGACAAGGGCCAGGGAACTGTTGTCCTATACAAAACAGGCACATCCCAAAACGCAATCCCACTGGTTTGACGCGGCAAAAGAAAAAGATGGAAAGACCTGGATAAAAAACGTGAAGGAGACAGCGGGAGGTGGAAAGCGTGGATAACGAATTGAAGCCCATCGGGAAGGATGCCGGGGGATATGATGTCCTAACAGCGGCGATTAAGTCGCTCTTAAACCAGTTCCCGGGCCTGTACCCGGACGAAGAAGTAATGTTTGAGGAACTGGGAGAGGAAAGCGGTATTGCCTTCTCAAATGACACAGGAGCGCTTGTATACGCCGAGACAGAGGACATTTTAGGCAGTGTCTATCAAACGTGCCAGTATCCTTTCTACGTCGTGTACAGGGCTTCTGGGAGTGCCAAAGAGCGCCAGAAAATGAGCATACAAGAGTTTCTGGATACCCTGGGGAAATGGGTGTGCCAGGAGCCTGTTGCTATTGGTAAAGATACATACAAACTGGACAGCTACCCGGAGTTATCCGGGGGCAGAAAAATCACGAAGGTAATTCGGGACAACTCCTATGGGACAGACCCACAGGAGAACGGTGTACAGGACTGGTTGCTCCCGATAACTGTATCATACAAAAACGAATTTGAGAGATAGGAGAATAAGAAAATGGCGGAATGGACCTATGCTGCCGGAGAGGCAAAAAGAAAAGATTTTATGGTGTTCTGGATCGTTGACGGATCCGACAATGTAACAGGCAAGGAAAACCTGGAGATCATCGGAAAAGGCGTGGAGGATATGCCGATTTCGATGAACGCTGAGACCGAGGAGAGCCAGGACGTACTGGGCAATAACAACTATGACATCACCGGATACGCCGAGAGTATGACGGTGGACCCGCTGAATGTGTCCGGTGAGAGCAAGTACGCACAGAAGATTGACGAGCTGATGGAGAACAGGGCTACACTGTCGGATCTGCACCTCAAATATCTCTGTGTAAAGAGATACAAAACTGATGAGAGCAAAAAAATGCGCGCCTGGATCCAGGAGGGCGTGGTGGAACTGGGTGACTTTGCTGGCGGCCTTAAGGGCGTATCCGCAACCCATACCGTGCACTACGTTGGAGATAGGATCCTGGGAGCAGTAGACCCGGCCACGATGGCATTTACGTCGGATGCCGCAGCCGCGATGGCATTATAAGGAGGAAGCATGGAAAACATCAAAGTAAGCATTGAGAGCCCAGTAAAATATTACGACTTTGTGGACCAGCACGGAGAGGCGTTAGCCACTCTGCGGTTTGTCCCCACGGACATTGATATCATCGAGAGATACCGAGAGGCATCTGTGGTGTTTGAAAAAATGCGTGATGAACTGGAAAAGGTTGAGAAAGACAAGCTCTCAGAGGACGAGGCTGTGGCTCTTAAAAATAAATATGCTGCTGAATTAAAGGAGCGTTTTGACGAGCTTTTCAAGGCCGACACTTCCGGCCTGTTTGATGTCGCAAGCCCGTTCACACCGCTTGAAAACGGAGAGACATGGGCACTGGTGATTTTAAAAAGTGTCCAGAAAATCGTTGAAGAGGCAACGGGAAAAAGCTTTGAAGCCATGCAGAGTAAAGCATCAAAATATACGGAAAAATACCATGCGGGGCCGGGGAAATACCCGTTCCCGACAAAGTAATGGCGGCCTGGGATCTGCCGTATAGGCTTAACGTGGGAGGCGTGGACTATGAGATACGGGAGGATTTCCGGGCGGTTCTGGACATCTTGACAGCGTTTAGCGATGATGAGCTGAACGAAAAAGAAAAGACCCAGGCCATGATAGAGATCCTGTATTATCCTGTCCTGCCTCCGCCGGAGGCACTGGAGGAAGCCGCTGAGGCCGCCAGATGGTTTGTCGACTGCGGAATCACCCGTGAAGAGGATCAGCCCACAGCCCGCACAATGGACTGGGAACAGGATGCCGGGATAATCTTCCCCGCAGTCAATAAAATCGCCGGATTCGAGACCAGGGGCCGCCAGACGATACACTGGTGGACGTTTTACGGCTGGTTTATGGAGATTGACGACGGACTTTTTTCCCAGGTGCTTTCCATACGGCAGAAATTAGTAAAGGGCAAGAAACTGGAGAAGTGGGAACAGGAATTTTTGAGGAATAATCAGAAACTTTGCGAGCTTAAAGGAGCCGCGAATGGAACACAGGGAGACTATGAGTTTTTCGCTGAGTTATTGAGGCGAGGTGAGTAATTTTGAAGCCGGATGGAACCGTTGTAATTGACACAAAAATCAAAACTGATGGGGTAAAAGAAGGGACAGAGGACGTTGAGAAAACTCTGGTAAGTCTGAAGGACTCTTTGAAAATACTCCCTCAGGCTTTTAAGGATATCCCTAATATTGCGAAGCATGCTTTCTCGTCTGTGGCAAAGTCGGCCAAACAGACTTCTCCCAGGGTACAGAATTTACAGGACGAAATAGACCGGTATACCGATGCGTTGTATTACGCGGAGAAGGCTGGTTATGGGCTGGGAGATGCCCCGTATGATGAGGCATACAAAGGGCTTCAAAAGGCCAAACAGGCGGCAGAGGATTATAAAAGACAGCTATTAGGCGTTGATAAAACCCAGAAAAAAGCAGATAAAACAGAGAAAAAGTTTAATAAGTCATTAAAGGATACCAGTAAATCTGCGCGTGGCGCTCGAATGAGTATCGGGCGTATGCTTGCCACGTCCATTCTCTTTAGTACCGTATTCCGGGCCATATCTATGGTCACAGCCGGACTTAAGGAAGGAATGGACAACCTGTCGCAGTATTCGGATGATACGAACCAGGCCCTCTCTATTTTAATGTCAGCTATGACCCAGCTTAAAAATGCTTTTGCGACAGCATTTAGCCCGCTTATAGAATTCGTGGCTCCGGCCCTTGCCCAGTTTATCAATCTTTTGTCCCAGGCTGTAACCTGGACGGCGCAGCTCCTGGCAGCCCTTACCGGGAAGGATACGTTTGTTAAAGCGGTAAAAGTACAGCAAGATTATGCAGATAGCCTTGACAAGACAAAGGACGAAACCGAAGAGGCGGCGGATGCGACAGAAAAAAGTTTGGCTCCGTTTGACCAGCTTATCCAGCTCACACATAAAAAGAAGGACAAGGATAAAAACGAATTAAAGCCGGAGGACATGTTTAAAACCGAAGTGGTATCCAATGAGATAAAAGCCCAGGTTGACGCGATCAAGGATACAATGGATTCGATTAAATCAAGGCTTTTGGAGATGAAGGACATTTTCGCTTCGGGTTTCTGGGAAGGACTTGGAGATTATAAGCCGATCTTAAGTGAGATTTCAAAAGACTTCCAGAGCATAAAGGATCATCTGAAATCCATTTTTACCGATGCGGAAGTAATGGAGTCGGCAAACCGTATGGTAAACGCATTTGTTGACATGGCAGGAAAAATGGCTGGTGCAATGGTAAGTGTTGGATTGACGATCGCTGCGAACTTGATCGGAGGATTTGAAAGTTATCTTTTAAATAACACAGAAAGAATAAAGGAATGGCTTATCACGGTTTTTGATGTGACATCAGAGATATACACATTATGGGGGGACTTTTTTGTAGCATTTGCCGATGTATTTAGTGTATTTGCTTCTCAGACAGCACAGGATATAACGGGCCTTATTATTCAGATATTCTCAGATTTGTTCATGGGATTTACCGAGTTGGTGGCTAAATTCACTCGGGATGTAACAGACCTGTTTCTCTCCCCATTTATCGAAAATAAAGACAGAATCAAGACAGCGATTGAAAATACCTTGAATCCCATAAAAACGATTATTGAGGGAATTGCATCTGTTGTTAGGAATGTAGTAGATGGAGTGATTGCACTTTACGATACACATATTCACCCGCTGTTTATGACTTTGAAAGATGAGGTCAGTAATTTCCTTGAGATACTCCTTGATGGATATAATTCCTATATAGCACCGGTACTTGATAAGGTGGCCAAAAAATTCAAGGAAGTAATGGAAGGAAAGGTTGGAGATGCAATCAATAGTGCCCTCCGCTTTATCGGCAAACTGGTAGATTTTATCCGTTTATGCTGGGAACAGGTGGTATTTCCGATAATAAATTGGATCGCTGAGAAGATGCTTCCGTTGATATCCCCGGCTCTTGAAGCAATAGGCAACGTGGTCATAGACGTTCTTGGGACTATCGCAGATGTGATAGGATCTGTATTCGATGTTTTAAGCGGATTGATAGATTTTATCACCGGAGTTTTTACAGGTAACTGGGAAGCAGCCTGGCAAGGAGTTAAGGATATCTTCGCTGGCATATGGGATGGAATTGTCTCAGTGATTGAGGGCGCCGTAAAGATTATTGAAGGAATCATAGATGGCATAAAAGGAACCATAGACGCTGTTTTTGGGACTGATTTCAGCGATTCTGACAGCATAAGTGGAAGGACGCGCAAGTATGAATCATATCCAGCTTCTGTATATGCTGCGGTTCCCTACAAGATGCCCCGCCTGGCCACCGGAACGGTAGTACCGCCCAGGGCCGGAGAGTTTGCGGCTATCCTGGGAGATAACAAGCGCGAGACAGAGGTGGTATCGCCGCTGTCCACCATGAAACAGGCGTTAAAAGAAGCCCTCTCTGAGAGCGGATTTGGCGCGGGAGAACGGGATATCAACATTGAACTGATACTTGATGGGCAACGCTTTGCCCGGGCCGTGTATAAGGCGAATAACCAGGAGAAACAGCGTGTAGGTGTAAGGATGGTGACGAATGGATAACACGGTATTTACCATTGATGGGCTTAATCTAAGACTCTGGGTGACAGAGCTTAAACGGTCATTTGCGGTAACGGACACGGAAAATTCTGGCCGTGTCCAGTCCTACCGGATGCACCGGGACATTATCGGGACCTTTTACAATTACACCCTAAAAATCGACCCGGAAAGAAGCAATCCGGCAGACTATGATACCTTTTACGAGATCATCTCATCCCCGACGGAATCTCATGAACTGGAATTCCCATACGGCCAGGAAACGTTGTCATTTTCCGCCTATGTTACCAGCGGAGAAGATGGCCTCAGAATCAACCAGAAGGCACCAGACGGGCAGAAAAACCGCTGGAGCGGGCTGTCAGTCACGTTTACCGCAATGGAGCCGCAGAGGAGGCCGTAGATGTTTTTTAAGATTGTAGACAGGGACCCGCCGAAAGCCGGAGAGGGGATAAAAATTGTATACGATGATGTGGCCCCATACGCCAAAGAAAACAGTACCCCACAGGTAGTCAAGGCTGGATTGTATCCCCATAAGGGCCTATACCCTCACAAGGGCCTGTATCCGGCCAAAACAACGATAGAGAGAGAGTTCCCGGACCTCCGCCGGGACGATCTCTCCTATCCCGGATACGCCCTGTGTTATCCTGGATTTTCTCTTCTTAATGGGCAGTATATCAACTTTCCGGACAAGCCAGCGGATTATGGATATATCAGTGCCGAGTATTCGGACGAGAACGGGAACCTGGCATACAACTTTTCCAGGGCGGGGCTCCGGCCCCATTCCGGCTTGTATCCCAGAATCCTTCTTTATCCGGTCAAAACAGAGTCCTGGCGTATGGAGTATCCGGTGCTGACAATCTCCTTCAATGGCAAATTCTCCAGTGTAGGTATCCTACTCACCTTTAACATGATGTCTGGAGACTACGCCAAAGATATCAATATCAAGTGGTACGATGGGACCACGCTGCTGAGTGAAAAGGACTTCGTGGCCGATGATGTGCGGTATTTTTGTAACAATTATGTGCGGTCGTATAACCGCATTGTATTGACATTCAAGACGACTTCCAGGCCGTACCGCCCGGTCTTTTTGACCAGGATTGACTATGGAATTTACAGAGACTTTCTGGACGACGAGCTGCTCCAGACAGAATGTCTCCAGGAGATCAACGCCATATCGGAAAACATCAGCGTAAATACACTGTCCTTTACCGTCCGAACAAAGAGTAATATCCCCTTTGATTTGCAGAAAAAGCAGAGGCTCGGCCTGTATTTTGATGGGAAGTTACTCGGAAATTTCTATTTGAAGAACGGGGCCAGGAAAAACAAGACCGACTACTACATGGATTCACATGACGCTGTCGGGATCCTGGATGGTAACGAATATCCGGGCGGGATTTATTCCGGGCAGAAAGTAGCTGATGTAATTCAAGAGATCTTTGGCGGAGAGGATTTTAATTATTATCTGGATCCGGCGTATGAAAGCACCACATTGACCGGGTACATACCGTATACCACAAAGCGCAATGCCCTTGTACAGATTGCTTTTGCCATTGGTGCGGTGGTAGATACCAGCAATTCAGACCATGTATCCATATACCCGCAACAGACGGAGGTGACGGCCGAGTTTTCCGGTGATGATACATTTACGGGTCTTACGCTGGAGCACAATGACATCGTGACCGGGATCCGGCTTACTGTACACAGCTACCAGGAATCAAGCGAAGAAGAGGAGCTGTACAATGACACTCTGTCCGGTACCGCCGAGATCGTCTTTGGGGACCCACACCACCATCTGACCATCACTGGCGGCACGATCAAGAGCAGCGGCGCCAATTACGCAGTTATCACCGGCACCGGTGGCACGGTAACGCTTAAGGGAAAGAAGTACAACCACCTTACGAATCAGCTTACCAGGGACAATCCAGATATTGTATATAACCGGAATATCAAGGAGATCACGGATGCCACCCTGGTGCATTCCGGGAACGCAGAAGCTGTGATTAACAGGGTCTATGCATATTACCAGCGGGCGGAGAGTGTGGTTGGCGATGTGCTGCTGAAAAATCGTGTTCTGGGCGAGGTGGTAAGCGCTGATACCGGATATGACGGCAAGCGTACCGGAACTCTGGAGAGCATAGATTACAGCTTTACCAAAGAGATAAAAGCGAGGGTGGTAATCCATGAGTAGATTTATTGACCCATTAATATTTGACCGGGTCCAGGCAGACGTAGACCAGATGACAAAAAAGGCATACATCGCATACGACGACCTTAACCGAGTGGAAAATGCGGTGTGGCAGATATCGGAAACCCTTAACCACATGGGATACCGGAATACGATTGTAAGGAGAGATGCCTGGAAGATGGATGATTTCCGGACAGAGGCTGATATGGTCCGGCTCCGGAATAATATCCAGGCGATCCGCAACGCATATTACACACCTTCCAGTACGCCGCTTACGCCGGACCGAATCACCTACACATCCATCTACCAGGCGAATGCGATAGAAAAAATACTGTATGACCTGGGGACACTTGTGGATAAGATAGAGCCCGGCCACCATCATCTGGGATTCCGGATAGGGACCCGGGCACTGGGGAACAGGAGGGAAACATGGCCTTAAAAACCAATTACCAGAACGATGTTTTCTCCGGCAAGAGAAAATACAATCTGATTAACAACTCAGACGGGACTGTCAGCCTGGATGATGTGACGGTCTACCACAAAGTCGGAGATATATTTAATGCGGACGATATTAATGCCACGAATAAAGTGGTGAATGAAACATCGGCCGGATTTGAGGCGGTAAAACAGGACAATGCCAAATTTAAAGAAGAGGTAAACAGACAGGTAACTGGGTTGACAAATGACGTGGGAGCCATTAAGGCGGTAAAAACAGTGACGCTGTCTGCATCAAAATGGAGCACATCGGCCCCATACACGCAGACTGTAACGGTATCCGGTGTTACAGCGGAGGACAGCCCAGTGATCGCCTTGTATATCTCTGGCAGCCCAGGCGCAGCAGCTGTGAAAGCGATGCGAAAGGCATTCGGATATCTGGACCGGGCTGTTACCGGAAATGGATCCATCACATTTTACTGCTACGAGAAAAAGCCGGCTGCCGACTTTAGCGTATCGGTTAAGGGGAAGTAAAAATGGAATGTTTACTGATGCAAAGCGGGAGTGGCTTTGACCCGGCAGAGGTCACTGCAACCCCCGGAAGTGTAAAAAGCGGGAAGAAATTCCTGGGCGCCGGAAGTGATGACGTACAGACCGGAACGCTTGCCACGGTCCCCAAAGTGGATGTAAAACTGGGAATCAATGAGTCCTATGCCATCAAACCCGGATATCATACCGGGGAGGATGTGGTATCACAGTCCGGGATCCCGACATCACAGGGGCTGTCAATCAACCCCACCGCCGGGGGCCAGACCGTGCAAACGTCTGGAACTTATTATACATCGGACACATACGTCCAGAGTATCGAAAACCTCCGGCCGGAGGTGATAAAGGATGGCGTTGTAATCGCAGATATCACCGGGACATACCAGGGATTTGTAGATGAGGGGTAGAATATGGCGGAAGCATTAATACAGCTTGTAAATCAGAATGTGGATATTGATGGTCTTACGGCCAACGAGGCAGATGTTTTTGACGGGGCCACGTTTATCGGCCAGGGGTCGGAGACGGTGCGGAAGGGAACCGGAGTTACACAGGGAGCCCCCACGCTGGGGCTGTCATTAAATGGGCGTGTGACTATCCCCGCCGGAAAGTATACAGGCGGCAAGGTACAGCAGTCCATCCCGGTCCTGGGCGAGCAGAGAATCAATCCGACATCGAAAAATATCAAAATCCCCACAAAGGATATGTATATGGCTGGAAATATCATCGTTGCATCAATCCCAAACCTTAAGCCGGAGAATATCAAAAAGGGGGAGTATGTCGGCGGTGTAGGGCCTGGCACCTGGGAGGGATACATTGTCCGGGACCCGGCGACTTTTTACTATCGTGGTACGTTTGCCCCGGGACAATCTATCATGGCGTTTAAATATTCTGGGTCATCGGATATCATGTCCCCCAACCTCGGCAAAAAGGCAATGGAGTTTTATGGAAATGAAGATTCCAGAAGGAAATATTATGTTTTCCTGTTTAATTCTCCGATTGATATTACCTCGAAAAGCAAATTGACAGTAAATGGGACGTACCACAGGGATGCCGCCGGAACATCGACCAATATGGTTCTGGACATATCGGGATACCAGAGCAAGGCGAGTGCCGGAGCAACTTACACAGGCTTAAACACTGGGGACCGTATTTTCCTTAAACAACAGCGGTTCCCGACCACACAGGGGACTTACCCGTATACGGTTGATGTGGATATCTCATCCTATTCCCGGATTATTTATCTGTATTTCCTTGTAACGATGAACCGCCCAGATGACTATATGACCATTGACTCTATACAGTTTACGTAAAGGAGATTGACTATGGAAGAGAATAAAAAAGATGTATTACCGCTCGAAGGAGAGCCGCTGACTACACCGCAGATATCGGAACCGGTGGTGAACGCTCTGGCCGCCGCGCTGAATAAGATTGAGACGTATGTACCTACACAGTACATTAATGATGGGCCGCCGGACATTGATGCGGAACACCTCAACCACGCAGAACAGGCTATCATGCGGGTCACGAATTTAGCCAACGGAGCCGCCGATGCAATCTCCGCATTGCAGTCCCAGGTTACTCAGCTAAATAGTGATTTTTCAGTCTATAAATATTCATCCTCTAAAGTTGAAATGAGTGGTCAGTTAGATTCTATTATAGAGTGGTTAAAAAGCAACACTACAAAATTCTTTGTGTATAATTATGTCAGAGTGGAACCGACCGATTCAGACGGTTATTTTGGTAATTCTTCATTTGATATTCTCTGGAATCTCTCATCTGCTTCTTATGGATGGATAATGTTACGTTCTGATAACCCAAAATCTGTTCTATTTGGAAGGTTAGTTGATGGTAACGCACAATGGGATATACCTGTTTTTAAGTCCGATATACCCAAATTATATTACACGATAGAATCTTCTATAATTAATAATCCAGCAGAAGTAATAAAACAAAAATGGGATTCCATGCCGGATGGTTATTATCTTTGCGAGATGCGTTGTGGGTCTGCATATATTGCTATTGTACAGCGTATTGATGATGGTCAGCATGGATCAGTTATTGTCCACGGATACGGAGGAGGACTCCCTATTTATCTTAAGCGTGTAAATAGTGTGTGGTTATAATTATATGGTGAACTCAACAAGATTAATTGTTTTGGTAAAGATATTTGTATCTAAAATTACTTGTAATATATATTTGTTATCGCTGCTTGAGGTCCTATATAATTGGAATGTTACAGCTTTTAACTCATTAGTTTGATAAAATTTCGCAAAGATATCCAAATCGGACGTTGTAACAAACACCTTCCACCCACCCCAAGAACCGTCTATTTTTTCACGTTGCGCAACAGGAACTTTGGATAAGTAGGATAAAATCATTTGAGATTCATACTTGCCGTTATTGTAAAATCCGATGACACGTGCCTGTTCCCCGGAAGTAATTCCTCCCGCAGTCTCTGGAATCCAAGTGAAATCGTATGAGGAAGAAGAATTGATATTTGGCCATAATGTTTTCGCCGCGTTATCATTGTTATCTGTACGCAAATACTTTGCGGTGTTTCCTAAATCACTATTTAGCTGAGTAACCTGGGACTGCAATGCGGGCGGGAATCAGCATTACATGGACCATAAAAATGGAATGTACACTGATAACCGCCCGCTCCCCGGAGGTGAATGAGATTGTATGGGCGTACCACCGCGCGGGTGCAGAGGCCCCTATATTAATAATAACGCGGCCATAGACCTTTTTGTGACCATTTTGGAGGAAAAATGAATAAAGAAATTACAAAATTGATAGACCAGGCCAAATCCTGGGATGGATACCTGGAGAAAAAGAGCAACCGGGATTTGGACGATTTTACGGCCAACGCCGGAAACAAAAACTATACATGCTTTGCCCGGGATTACCGGGAACATACCGGCCAGAACTTCCAGGGCCAGCCCTGGTGCGCAATGTATGTGTCTGAGGTATTTGTCCAGGCGTTTGGCCAGGAGGCCGCCAGGCGGCTCCTGGGCGGTGATTTATACCATTACTGCCCAACCGGAGTGGCCCAGTTTAAAAAAGCCGGCCGGTGGAGCCGAACCCCGGAGCCTGGAGCGGTGATATTTTTTACAAACGGGCAACGGTCGCATCATACCGGGATTGTAACGGAGGTGACGTCCACACGGGTCAAGACCATTGAGGGCAACACGTCCGGCGCATCCGGCGTCATAGAAAACGGCGGCGGGGTCTGCCGGAAGTCCTACCGCAAAGACTACGGCCAGATCCTGGGATACGGGATCCCGGACTGGAGCCTGGTGGAGCCCGCAAAAAAATCCGGCTGGATCCAGGAAGCCGGGACCTGGAGATACTACCACGGCGATACCGGCGAGTCGGTGCGTAATGATTGGCATCGGGATCCCGATGGCCGGTGGTACTGGTTTGACGGATCCGGAGCTATGGTTACCAACGCATGGAAACAGGATAAGGCTGGCAAGTGGTATTACCTTGGTTCTGATGGTGCAATGGTCACAGGCCGGCTTATGCAGATTGGCGACGAGGTATTTGCATTTGGACCGGATGGAGCCATGCTGCGGGGAGAGATTCGGTGCTGGGCGGACGAGAGGGGAGCCCTCCGGATGATGTAAAAAGGCGGCAGATTGCCGCCCTCATCCCCTTTTTTGTTGACATTTAACACAATCTCAAGTATACTGACCTTGTCAGACGCAGCGGATGCGCTGCTGTTCTGGAGTCGCCAGCAATTCCGGCGGCCACGGATTGAAATATTAATATTGCTGCAATAGCAATAGGACTGAGAGGGGGGATGCCTTAATGGTATTCGCCCTCTTTCCTTTTAATCCATATAACACCGACAGCGCGTACACCAGAATTATTTTTACTTGTCTTTATTGACTTTTACTAAGACTCTGCATATAATATAATTGTCGAGTACAACGGATGCGTTGTACTTTGGAGCCGCCAGCAATCCTAGCGGCCGCGGATTGAAATATTGATGTTAAACGCAACAGTAACAGGACTAGGAGGGGGATGCCTTAACGGCTTTCCCCTTCAGTCTTTCCATCCCCATAGCACTGATAAAAAGCATCCACCAGGCTTGCGATATCTTCCGGACTTAATTTATCAGTGATATCTTTCGGGATCCGATCATAATTGACCCGGAAAAGTTCCTGGTATCTTCCAATCTGGCTGGCTCTTTTGACCATTTCAAGTTTGTACATTTCTCCCAGCTCTTCCGTGGAGATTTCTCCAGCTTTGACAGCTCTTTTCCCTTCGGCAGTTAAGATTTTCATAGCCTCTTCTTTTTTTACTGTTCCAATTCCGTTAATTTTCATTCCTGTTCCTCCTTAGCATTTTCTTTTTCAATCAAATCTTCGATTCGGCAGCCAAGCACTATGGACAGCCGATAAACGAATTCGGCGCTGGCTAGATTAATGTTTCTGCGCCCCTGCTCATAGGATTTAATGGATCCTATGCTGACATTCGTAGCCAGAGCCAGGCGTTGTTGGGTAAACCCCTTCTCCTCACGGATTCTTTTTAAATTGGTCACTTGCACTGTCTTGCCTCCTTAGATTGTTCCCAGCTTGTCACAGTCCACGAATTTTGTCCCGTCCCATTTTGCAAAACGGATATAGGATTTTCCACGGTAGTCTTTCTGACCGTATCCATATACCTGTCCGATTTCCGGGTGGAACACTACCAGCTCGCCTTCCTCTCCATGAGTGGCAGAGTATGTTCCGATCTTTTCGTTAAAGTTGTATTTGCCGTGCTCATCCATTTTGCATACCCAAGGGAGGCTATACCGCCGTGTGTTGTAAGATGCAAAGGTATCAATGACAGCGTTTTCGATTTTTTCAGCCATATTTTTGGCCTCCTTCCATGCTTCTTTCAAAGCGGCGGAGATTGTAGCCCCTGCTTTTTTAACCAGTTCCCATGCTCTTTTCATGATCTCGGATAAATTATATTTTTTCATTTTGTACTACCTCCATCACTTTGTTATGTTCTTGTTGTGCAACTGTGGTCACCCTTGTTATGCTCTTATTGTACTACTGTGGTCACCCGAAGTCTAGTGGCAAAATGCCCAAATTTCGGCGATATTTTTGTGCATTTTGTGCGACTGTGGTCGCCCTAAGCCCCAGGGAGTAAATTTCCTTTTTTTATCCCGCGGGGCGAAGGACGCAATATAAAAAAGAGAGTTTTAGAGCTCAACATAAAGGGTCTCCCCATCCCAGACACACTTCTTTATTACTTCCCGGGCGATTGCATTCCTTTCGGCTGCCGTAAATCCATCAAAATTTCTCATCTTTTCGCTGATGATTTTCGCCCGCTCCCGGGTGGATACCTGGGCAGCAGAGCGTTTCCGTTCCTCCGATGCGGCTATGCTGTATTCCCGGTTTAGGGCCTGTATCTCCAGGTCAAGCCGCTCCATCTCTGCGATGATGTATTTTGCCGCAGCGGAGCCAGAGGCCAGGGCCAGCGAGGCCGCCAGCTTCTCGATTTTTGCTTCACAGGATTTTATCTGGCCGGAAATCTTTTTGGGATCGGATCCGGCGGTGGTGTCCGGGTCCTTCTGGACGTACCGGAGGATGGCGGTATTATCTTGCTCGACTGCGCGGAGGATATTAACGACCTTTGCGTCCAGGGTCTCGCACTTGATCTGTCTCATATCACACACATCTGCACCCTGTCGCGTCCGTTTGGGGCAGTAATACGCGGAGGAGACGGACCCATCCACTTTTTGCTTGCGTCCGATTGACATAAGCGCGCCGCACTTGCACCGGATCACGCCTTTTAAGAGAGGAGACGGCCAGCGGGCGGATTTAAAGCGTTGGTTCTGGGCAAACCGGGCCTGTACCGCAAGCCACTTGTCTGCTGGCATAAAGGGCTTGTGGACGCCCAGGCATACTCTCCACTGGTCCGGGGGCTGTAATTCGTGTTTCTTATTTTTCTCCGTGGTGCGTCCATAGACCATGACACCGACAGAGCCGTCCCATTTTTCCCGGGGGGATCCCGGGTCCATGATACATCCTTTGGCCTGGTAAAAGTCGTATACCTCCGCTGTAGCCTCTACGCAATATGGCATGGTCAAGATTTTGTGGAGCTGCGAAACAGAGAAAAATCCGCCCCGCTGCGTCCGTATGCCTTTGTGCTTAAACTGCGTCTCCATCTTTTGTATGCTACCACCAAACTGGATAAAAGAGTCAAAAATCCAGGTCACATATCTGGCCCCCTCTGGATCCGGCGTAATGGCACAGTGCTTTTTCCCGTCCACAATGATCTGGTCCCTTACATATCCGACAGGCGGGTTCCCGCCGACCCAGTAGCCTTTTTTTGCCAGGCCGATCATGTTGTCGGTCACTCTGGCGGCGATGGTCTCCCTTTCCATCTGGGCAAATACTACGGTCACATACATCATGGCCCGGCCAATGGGTGTGGATGTGTCAATGTTTTCTTTAATGGAAACAAATTTCACCCTGTGTTCCTCCAGAGCGGCGTAGATATTGGCAAAATCCCGGACATCCCTGGATAGCCTGTCCAGTTGGTAAACGATAAGGACATCTGCGGCGCCGGACCGGATATCCTCCAGAAGCCGCTGTAAGTCCGGGCGGTTGGTGTTGGCCCCTGTAAAGTCCTCATCGGAGTAGGCCCGGAAGTCGTCCACCTGGCCGGAATACTTGACGTTGACATAATCCCGGCACATACGGAACTGGTTGTCCACGGAATCGGAGCGGTCGGAGTATACAGATTTACGTCCATAACAACAGAATATCATATGTCCACCTCCCAAAAAGTGTATAAAAAATACGCCCCTTGCCAGGACGCGCCGGAGATGGTATAATCCAGGTGTTGAGTTGAATTATCTTTCCGGGTAAACCTGGTAAGAGAATCTATCTAAAAGCCGTTCCGGTTGCCGCCGGGGCGGTTTTTATTTTTAATCAGTTTTTATGTCAATTCCTTTTTCTTTTGCGGCATTAAATAATTTTATGAAATTTTTCGATTTTGATGTTTTCATCCTCATATATCCAGTAATTGACTTCGGCGCTAACTCTGGAAGATACATTAAAATTTGATCAAATTCCCTTTGGGCCATACCTTTTTTGATGCTATATTCTTCTCTTTTTTTAATATGTGCTATATCTTTTTGGATGTTATTTAAGTACTCTTTGTATAATTGCCTTTCCTTTTCATCCCTATCGTCAACCCAAGGACGTCTACTTAGTGCCTTTGCATTTGCACGTTCCCCCTTATAAAAAAGTTCCGTTTCGTTTTCAAAGAAAAGAGACATCATACATCGACATCCTGGATGAAAATTTCCGTTTTCAAGCACATATTCTGGGAGCTTTGGGAAAACCTTACTTTTTCCGCTTATACTGTATACACGCCCTCTCATTTTGGCGCATTCAGAGCAACATCCACCCCCGAAATCATTAAATGCAATCAAATCAGTTCCAAATTGCCTTGATTTTTCTAGTATTATGTTCTTGATTTGTTTAGCGTTTATATCAAATTGGTTTTTAGTACAGATATCAAAAGAAAGAAGAAATTCTTTAGCTTTTTTTGCTTCCTCAAACATTCCTAGTTCATTGTGCCAGTATATTATTCTGAAATAATCGTCTTTTTTCCAACCCATTCCTTTATTAGCAAGCATCATTTTTGTGGATTTCCAAAGGCAAGCAGAACACAATTCTTTTTCATTTCTGCTGTAAAAACTTCCAGCTTTCATTCTAAGCACATAATCAAGAGAACCTGTTACCCCATAACCTTCCATTATATCAGTAAACTCAAAATTTGGTATAGGTATTTTCTGTAAATCCTCTATGTTTTCTAAATCATACATCGCTCCATCAGAAACAAGGTATCTCGCATCATACCAACTTTCCTCATCTGACGGGTAGACTTTATACATTTTTCCGTTTTTAAAATAAATAGTTTGCTCATCACCTGGTATTTCCACAGGCTCTATTTCTTGTTTCCGTTCTATCTTTTTTGTGCTTTCTGACTTAAATACATCCAGTAATTTGGTAACAATATTCATTGCACAGCCCTCAGCCATAAAATAAATTTAAAACTTCGCCCTTAATTCAACAACCTTTCCAATTATCCGCACAGGTTTATCCGCCACTTCTTTATCAGTAAAAAATTTCGGCTCATAGCTTGGATTCATAGGAATAAGTTCTATACCGTCACGGTATTTTTTTAAACGTTTGCAGGTCGCATCTGTTCCATTTACAGTTACTATTACGATGTCACCAGTTTCAGCATCCTCTTGCTTTCGGACAATTATTGTGTCTCCCTCTCTCATTCGAGGCTCCATGCTACTACCATGAATTTTCAATCCGAAGAACATTCCGGTCTTAGCCATTTCTTGCGAGATTTCTTCAGCGTCTACAACATCTTCTATCATTTCAATGGGGATTCCAGCAGCAACACGCCCATATACCTTTATCGTAACTCCCCTCTTTTCTTTTGTTTCGGAAGAATGATTTTCTACTAAGTCAGATTTTGAAATACCAAAATAATTAGCCAATAATTCAATCTTATCAATTCGAGGGTAAGTTTTGGCATTTATCCAGTCTGAGAAGGTAGGCATCTTAATTCCCAGAGTGTTACAGATTTCGGTTTGAGTTACGTTGTATAAAGACATATAGTTCCGGATGTTTTTTGCTATGATTTCTTTATTTCCTAAATCACTCATTAAAGTCACCTCCTATGTATAATTGCATTATATGGTAAAAACGAAAAAAAATCAATAAAAAATGAAAAAAATTCGGAAAAACCATTGACAATTCGGTTTAACCGAAGTATAATACAATTAAACAAGGAGGTGAAAGACTGTGAGAGTACAAGATAAAATGAAAGTTACGCTAAAAGTTGCGCGCGAATTAAAAAGAATGACGCAGGAAGAGGCGGCAAAAAGAATAGGTGTAAGTACTGATACTTTAGGTAATTACGAAAGAGGAAAAAGTTATCCAGACATCCCTACGTTGCGAAAGATAGAGGAAGTGTATGGGGTATCTTATGATAGGCTTATTTTTTTGCCATTAGACTTCGGTTTAACCGAAATGAATGGAGATAAGAAGGTGAGAAAGTGAAAATCCATGAAAAAGATATCCCACCTGGAACAAAGATTGATCCATCGTGGGAAATCATTGAGGATGAGCCAGAAGAGCTCAAAAGATCGAAAGAACCTTGCAAATCAGCAGATTCGGACTTGAGTATTTTAAATAAATACAAGCCTGGAGACAAAATCGCCCCAGAAGATGTCGAGGCGTTTACGAAAGCGGTTGAAGCAGAACAGAGACATATTTGCCCTAGTATAGACCGTTTCCGGAGTATTTCTCAGTTGTGCGATTATGCGATTCGAGACTCAGAAAGGGCAGTAAAACTGTCACTGTTCTGTCTGATAATATCAACGGCTTGCCTAGGCTCAACCATTGCATTGTTTATACTTTTAATGCAATAGCGATAATGCTGACAACCAGTGCGGCAAACGAAACGATGGTTGTTACCCAAAAGCGAAAGAGATCTTCTTTATAGATTTTCATTTCGACTTCGCCTTCTTGGGTGACAATATAACCCGCAAATCCGCGAACATGACATTTATAAATATATCCTTTTTGAATAAGGAAATAATACAAATCGCGGTTACGGTCAAAGTCCTTTGCAGTTGTGCCGTTTGAACGGTATATGGATTTTAATTTTTTGTACTGTTTTCTGGTTATCATCGAAAAACTCCCTCCATTGGGAGTATAGCACATGACGAGGCAAACGCAAGTATTTTTTAGGAGAGGAGGCGGAAGGCACTGTTTATTTCAAGAAAAGAGCTGCAAGAAATGAGAAAAGAAATCGCTGACCTCAAGCAAAAAACTGAGAGTCAGCAAAAAAAGATTCAGCTTTTAAAAGAAGCGATTGTCACGGGAAAGAAAAACGGATATGTTTCATAGGTTTTTTAATATTTTCTTGAATAGGAGGTGAGAAAGTGAATGATGAACGCAATGGAATTTAATAAAGCCGTCAGCAAGCACTGCAAAGATATGTCTGGGGATTGCTGCAAATGCGACTTACGGCTTTATTGTTATCTATCGCCAAGCGAAAGATGTGATGAGTTGATTAGTCTGGTTATTAGTTTTTTGCATAACTGCACGGAAAACCAAATTCCGTATTCCCATCACAGTGCGGCTTCATATCCGTGTATTTGTGATATGGACATGAGCAACGCACTAGGCGCTTCTTGCCATCAACAATCTCATAATCCTCAAAAATAGTTATGTGTTTGTGGATTTTATGGCAATGATAGAGTCTTGATGATAATTCCAATATATAACCTCCTTTCTGCATACTCGGGTATGGCAGTACCCTGTGGCTAAAGAATAGGAGAATATACAGGAAATGTCAATGGGAGTTTGGAGTTCCAGTTGGAGTAAATCGAGGCAAACGCAAGTATTTTTTAGGAGGTAATACAGATAGAAGTAACGGAATTCTTCAAAAGACTTGAAAAGTTTTGTTCGGACAAGCCGGAAAAGATTTCAGATGACGTTACAAAATGCCATGTGTGTGCAATAAGGGATTTTTGTTATAGCCCACCAGATCATTTTAAAGAGAATTGTGACCTCAGAGAAGTTATTCGGTTTGTTGAAAACTTATCAGAAAAGAAAGGGAGTGAAAGCATACCCGGACATAATTTCAATCATTTTACAGGAAAGAAAAAGCCGTTTTTAATACAAAAACGGAAGAAAAAGGATAAAAAGAAGCGAGTTCACCAGAACAAATATGGGGAGGTGAAAGGGTGAGCGAACAGCAGTTAAAAGAAATTAAGGTTGTAGTTACATACACCGACGGTTATCAGAGCCGCTTTACAGAGGCTTGTCTCCGCCAGTTGGCTAAGAGAAAGCCCGTACCGCTTCCGGCAGCCGAAGAAACGGCTGAACCGGACCAGAAATACGCTTAAGGAGGTGAGGGCATGGCAAAAGCAAAGAGGCCGACAGACGAACAGGCGATGCTGATCGCAAAGGCCGGATTGATGGTTAAGGACTGGCTTGTCCTGTGGGAATCACAAACTATGATGTGTCTGGTGCACCGCACGGATGGCCATATCAGAAAAATTGAGATTTAAGGAGGAAAAGGAGTATGTATATTGACCCGTTTTGGGCCGGGGTGGCTGCTACGCTCCTGGCAGAGGTGGCAGCAATCACAGCATTAGTCATCATCGAGATAAAAAAAGAAAGCGGAGGTAAAGAGTAATGTGCCAGTTTAAGAGCGGGATTATCTTAAAAAATAAAATCGTTGTCGCTCCAGGAAAGAATGACAGCCATTCAAACCTCCTGGAATCTCTCGGTATCCAGGACGACTACATCGGAGCATCTAAGACGTTTGTACGAGCGGAATTGGTTCCCAAAAATAATGAGTGGTGGATCAGTCCGGAAGAACACCCAGAAAAATGGACGTTTGTCGTTGACCAAGATATTGTGCCAGAATGGTTTTGCAGAGAAGAATCGGAAAAAGAATTCCGGGCGGCTGTTTGTACTTGGTGGAAATCTCATATACTTGTAGACCAGAAATTGGAAAAGCTGGAATCTGGATATTATAGATTGAAACGTTGCGAGGTTAAGAAGCTGCTTAACGATGTAATGGCTGATCTGTATGATTCCCGGGTCGGCGAGATGCGGGAAAGCTCCCGGGTCGGCGAGATGTGGGAAAGCTCCCAGGTCGGCGAGATGTGGGAAAGCTCCCAGGTCGGCGAGATGCGGGAAAGCTCCCAGGTCGGCGTGATGCGGGAAAGCTCCCAGGTCGGCGAGATGCGGGAAAGCTCCCAGGTCGGCGAGATGCGGGAAAGCTCCCGGGTCGGCGAGATGTGGGAAAGCTCCCAG